CCTACTGAAATTTCATGGACAGCATTAAACAAATTATGATTATCTTAATTGACAGCCGTGAGCAAAACGAACTTAATTTTAACTTTAAACAAGTAGACTGGGTGCAGATTGTGGCATTACCCTGTGGGGATTATACATGCATTATGGAATACAAAGGTAAGTTACAACTTGCACCCGTTGTATTTGAGCGGAAAGCAAAAGGAGATTTATACAGTACTTTAGGCAAAGGGTACGGCAGATTTAAACGTGAACTCATAAGGGCGAAAGAAGCTGGAATACTCCTGGTTATCATCATTGAAGGTACACTTCGTGATGTTTTAAACGGTTACCAACACTCTAAACGAAAGGGAATAGAAGTTGTACGGCAGCTATTCACCCTGTTAGTAAAACATCACGTACCCTTTGTTTTTTGTAAGGACAGAAAGGAAATGGTACATTATATAACATTTACTTTTGAAAGTTGTGAGAAGGAGTATATAAGGAAATGCAGACTATGACCGAACAGGAGTTCTTCTACGAACTAAAGACCAATCCTTATTTCATAGCACAATTCTTGTTTAGTCATACACATAGTAGAATAGAAGAAGCAGTAAATGAACGATTAGCTCTTTACAATAGTATAACAGGTTAGAGACAATAGTATAACAGGTTNGGGCAGAGGTTTTTCTTCAACAGTGCTATCCTAAGGGCACGACCTCCATTTTCCCTCTGTCCTGACCTTAATAATATAGAAAGTATGTTTAATGCAATCCTCACTGCACTACAACCTATCCAGTANTCATATCAAACCTTTTATTAACAATCGTCATAATCATTATTCAACAAGTGAACAATTAAGGGCAATTACTGTCTATCACGAAGGACGTAAATCTACTGTTTATAGTAGTAGTGATAAGGTGATAAAGTGAATCAAAATGATACAGTTGATAGCGAATATGGAGTATTTTGGGGGGATAACCTTTTCCCTAAAATCACCCATAAAGAGCCCGTAATAGAGCATTTTCTGTACCAAAACGATACTATGCTTATCCACGGTATTCAAGGACAGGGGAAATCTATTTGGGTAGAACAACTTAAATTTGCTTTAACTTCAGGTGACCCGTTGCTTGATACGTATAATATAATTCACCCTTGTAATGTCTGCCATATACAACTTGAAGGTGACCGTGAAGAAACGTCAGAACGTATCAAACGTATGGAGAAAGGGTTACGCGCAGACCATACTCGTTGGGCATGGGTATTCTTAGAAGGACTTGAACTTAATACGCAAACAGGGCGTAACCACCTGTTATACCTAATGCAAATACCTAAAATGAATTACGACATTATTATCCTTGACCCGTTGTATATGTCAGCTAAAGGACGTATGACGGAAGATGATGTAGTATCTGACTGGATACGCAATATACGGTTCATTAAAGGACAGTTCGGGAAATGTGCGGTTATATGTATCGGCCACCCGAACAAAGAGTTCTTTCATGCTGGGAAAGTAGTTGAACGTGACATTGGTTCAGTTTACGGGGCGCGGGCTTGGGGGGCGTTTTTTAATACCGTCTATAAGTTTAATCAGAAAGGCGAAAAACGGATTCTTACTCGTGGTAAAGACCGAGGAGCGAAGTGCGTTAAGGAAATAGAATTGTATTTAGTAGATGATGATGCCCTGTTGTACCGCACACAAGACAATAATATGACAAGCAATCGTGCAATAGTTGAAGTCTACTTACGGCAAAGTGGCAGTACTACTCGTAAACGTATGATACGTGAACTGGAAGATAAAATGAGTGAGCCGACTATAGATAGAACGTTAAAGTTCTTTAAAGATAGCGGAATGCTGGAACGTACACAAGAAGAAGGGCAGGTAATTTATAAATGGGTTTAAAAAAACGTATTCACAGAATCGTAATTTTACCAGATGTACACTTAAACGAGCAAGGATACCACAGCAGTTACGGGTTGGTACGCAAGTTCATAGCATCATCTGAACCTGATGAAGTTATTTTACTCGGCGATTTCATGGATTGCGTTAGTCTGTGTCACTGGAATGAAAATAAACGGTTAACCATGGAAAATAAACGGTGGCTTAAAGAATGTGATATGGCCAATCGTGAACTTGATTTCCTACAGAAGTACAGCGACAAGGTTACTTACCTAATCGGGAATCATGAAAAATGGTCTTACGATTACGCAGAACGTCACCCTGAAATGGCAGGGTACGTTGAGGTACCAGTACGGCTTAATCTTAAAAAGCGTGGCATTGAATGGTATGCCCTAAACACTCTTTATCAAATAGGCGACATTTACTTCACCCACGGGATTTATATTAACAAGTACCATGCTCAGAAACATATTGAAAGACTTGGGTGTAACATCTGCTACGGTCATTCCCATAATTCACAAACATTCCAAATCAATATGAAAATGCAAAGTCCGTTTATGGCTTATGGCCTCGGCTGTGTTTGCGGTCACAGTCCGGCATATATGAAAAATAAACCGTGTAATTGGATAAACCAGTTTGCAGTATGTTATAGTGATAACAAAACAGGGTTCTTTAATCTTATTCCAATTAACATTATAAACGATAGTTTTATATGGAACGGAAGATTGTTTAAATGAGAATACGTTATATTAAGTCTATAACGGTAGGTTCTACAAAGTACAAAATAAAATACAATCCTAAATCCGACGGCGCAAGTTTTAACTGGCACAAAAAAACAATGAGCATTGGTACACAGAATGGCTCTAAAGTAAGGATATTAGAGAATATTATACACGAATTGAAAGAAGCAATACAAATGGAACAAAGCGTCAGATATGACCATTCTTCGGTTAATGGGAACTTCTTATTCGTCTACTTTCATGACCACCATACTGACCTCTGCTCACGATTGGCCGGTTTATTAAATCAGTTTATAAAATAAAGGAACGAAATGGATAGAAATACAACAATGAAAGAACAAGTAGGATGCGGAAAAATATACGTGCATATCAGGTACGGCAAGGGTAGGATTAAACGAATAGAATTTAACTTGGGTAAGCAGGGAACGTGCCCCCGAGTTCTCTGCGGGGCATTAACGGAGTGCTTGAATATTATGCTCGGTATGGGAGTTAATATTGACGATATAATAAAAGCATTGGAAGGTCACGGATGCGGGAAACGCACTAAACGAAAAGACGGGCAGACATTGTCGTGTAGCGACGGAATTGCTCAAGCACTCCGAGAATTTAAAGTTGAACTTAAAAGTAAACCGCCAGAAACGAAACCTAATCCCACTTTATAATATGATTATCAAATTCCTGCTCTACTAATTCAAATCTACTTGACCTCTTAAGGAAATCATCAATAGCGTCAGGCGACATACTTCTCCATTTCTTCCACAAATCAACCCGCCCCCACTTATAAAACAACCACGTTATAAACTGGCTGCATACCTTAAAATGCCGTATTCCTATGTGTTGCGTGAAAAAATATGTCCCGAAAATGGCGTCTAAGGCAAAAAGTGGTAATTTAACATACCCGTACATACCCCTATATGTGCCTACCTGCTTTAGAGCTTCAGCCCAAATCCTATCTTCTTCCCAAACTTTGAGGTAGAGATTATCGTATAAGATATGCCTCACACCGTCAAATTTGGAGTAGTCCAGTATCCGTAGACCAAACGGTGTTTCTTCTATTATTAACTGGCCTTTCTTTAGAAAGGCGTGCGTCCATAAGGCTTCGCCAGTCTGCTTCTTACCGAACCAGCGGATAAGGCGGGCGAGGAGAGTTTCTGAAGTTGATAGGCCGATTTGTAACATTACTTATTCTCCATGAGTTAATTTATACATACCACCACGAATAGGTCTTGTCATTAATTCATAGATAAGAATGGAAGCACCTATACCTTGAATCCAATTTCTGTTCTGTGAAAACCTTTTGCCTTTAGAAAGAATTATCTTTCCCTCCCTAGTCCTCCGTTCAATTTCTTTTGTTCTCCGTACGAGTTGAGCCTTAAGTTCAATCTTTCTTTTTAGTGCCTGTGGTGATTTCTTACCCAATGCTTTATCAAGTCTATTAATTTGACGTTCAAATTCTTTATTAATAATAGACGCTTCCTTTGCACGTCTCGCTGTTTCTCTCTGTAAAGTCATAGAATTATCAACAAGATTTTCTATGCCTTTAGAAAACCCTGGATTATCTTTGGCTAATTCAACCAAAAGATTTGTTTCACCAGTAGTGAGTTTACCTTTTTGTGCTTTAATTAAGAACCTTTCTATAGAAGCAGTATCAAACTTATTACCAAACAACTTAAAAGTCTTATCAGAAAACTCCTTCATTTGTAATATGGGCGCATACTGTTGTTGCAAGAGTTTAAATTCTGGGGAAATGTCTTTTGCAGTATCAACCCACTTTTTGCTAAACGAGGAAGAAACGGCATTTCCTATTTCGCCCGAATCTCGTACTGCTTTATAATCATTAAACATTTCCTTGAAGCCAATATCTAAATCACTAGAATATTTCTTACCTAATCCTTTTAATCTTTTGAATACAGAGTCTTCTGCTAAACCATTCACTTGTGCGTTATCAAGCGTATCGTTAATAACTTTATTCATATCTTCCATAGAAAAACCTTGACCAGATTCGTCCATAAATTGTGAAATATCATCAATTCTTTTCTTATAAAGTTTAGAATTTTTACCAAAAAAGTCCTTTAAGGTGGTCCTAACTTTAATTGGCTTGTTAAACTTATTCATTTGTCTTGAAAGAAGAACCTTATCAGCTTCAAGTTTTGCAGCAAAATCTGCCTGCGAATCTATTAATAGTTTTCTTCTGGCGGAAATACCTTCTATACCCGATTCAAGGTTTACCTTTTTAACATCATCAGTATACTTATTTGTTATAGTATCTTTTAAATCACTTGCTATTTGGTTAAGGTTTCGTTTAAATACTTTTTTCTCTACAGTTTTCCCACCTCGTTCAAATAGTACTTTTCTTATACCCTTTTTAGCTTTTTTCCTTGCTATACCACGTATAAAATCACCAAGTTTAGAAATTCCTTTAGCAGTAGTAAACTGTTTTAACTGAAATGGGTCTAAAAGAATAGCAGCTGTAAGACCACCAGTTTTAGCTATACCTTCTGGCACTCCTGCTGCACGTAGAACGTCACCATATTCCCCACGTTCTTCACCCGTAATTCCTCTTTGTGCTGCTTTAGCAACAGAATTAGAACCAAAACCTGCAATAGAAAAATCTAGTAAAGTTTCTTTTGGTTTCCGTAATGCCTGAAGTAATACATTAGCACCAGGGCTTTCACTAAGTTGACCATAAAGGTCAGCTATTGGAAGTGCAAATTTAGCAGCTTGTATTGCAGGACTTTGTTCACCACCTTGAATTGCTGCACCTATTGCGCCACCAAACCTATCAGGTGGGTTTTGTATTTTAGTTGCATTAGAAATAGTTTCACCGAGATTGGCAAGTGCGCTTTTTCTTTGCTTTATAACATTATCTAGTACTTCAAACCTTTTGGCAGCGTGCGTATTAGCACCCTTATTCGCATCGGTTATGCCTCTATTTTCCAACCCAAATTCATCTGCTCCTACTTCAAAATCACTAAAATCGTCTAAACTCGCAACTGGTTTTTTCTTATCTTTAGTGGGTTTTTCAGTCGTTTCAAACTCTGCAAATTTAGTTAAATCAGCCATAATTATATCCTCTTTGCATTAGGGAATAATTCAAGAAATTGCTTTTCCTTTTCACTTCCTGCGGGAAAATTAAAAGTTCTATTATTTATATCGTATTTGTTGGTAGTAGTTGTTTTATCAATAGCATTTCCAATATTAAATTCAGTACCGTCTAATATTGATTGAAATACTTTACGCATTTCATTCTTGTATCTTACTGAATGTCCACGTAAGATTTTCATTTGGCCTTGTAAGGGTAATTTCAGTTGTTCAGGTGTTAAGAAATTATCTGGTTCTTCCGATACTCCTCTTTCAAAAGCGTCAGTAGCGCTTTGTAATAATTGTTCAGTGGATTCTACAGGTAAGCTAAAAACGTCATTTAAGGTTCGTTCCATTAATTTTTCAAATTCAGGGCCAGGTCGTGAAGATGGTGCTGCGATTTTAGCAAGAGTAATAGCTGTAGTAGTTAAGTCACCTTTAAATACTCGTACAAATTCATTTTGTCCAGTTAATCCGCTGAAAAGTAATTCAAATCCACCAAGCCTTGATGCTTGGAAATTAGGGTTAATTTGTTTTTGTCTCCTGACCATATTAGCAAAGTTCTCTTGAGAACGAAGAAGCATAAAATTTGCCCTTAGAACATCTCGTTGAGCCTGTTGAACTCTTTTTTGTTTTTCAACGTCGACTTCTTTAGCTTTTTGTAACCCTATTTTTCTTTCTTCTTCACTTACTTTAAACTCTTGTCGTAATCTTCCTTGCTCAAAAGTTGGGGTATCGGGGGCAATATCTTTACCAATAAGCAATTCTGTTTCTGCTTCTAATTTTTGAGCAAGTGTTTGCGCCTGTTCTTTGATTTTAACACCAGCACTGAACTTTTGAAAGTCAACCAATCCTGTTTTGGGGTCTATAGAACCAGATTTTATAAACTGTCCTTCTTTGCTTTTGGGGTCAATATCGAGTCTTTCCAAAGCCGATTCTATTAAATCTTCTGACTCAACAATAGATTGTTCTAATTTACTTTTTTTACGTTCTTCTTCTCTTCGTTTTCCAATCCCTTTACCGAACGCAGCAAGACCTGCTCCAAGACTTGTTCCCGCCTTTTCAATACCTTCCCCTACGGTTAAATTAGTCACTACTCTACCTCCTCAAGTTTCTCAATCCGCTTGAGTAGTCGTTTATTTGCATCAAGCAAAATCCCTACTGTACTATAAAGGTCAAAATACTTTTTATCTTTAGTAGTAAGAATATCTGGTGCTTCTTCTGCTATTACACCAACGTACCGTTTATCTGGTGCTTTCATTTCAGGTTTATAATCAAAGTTTACTATATTAAGGTTGTCAATAATATCAAGTGAATCAAAGGTGTTTTCAGTTACGTTTTCTTTATACGTTATACTTGAAGCTGCTGCGGCCGTACTTGCTAAAGCTGTTGCTGCTTCTGCTCCTCCTGCAGCTGTACCTCCACCTCCGAATAATGCACTAAAAGAGCCTGCTGACCCTGCACCTTGAAATAATCCTCCAAGTGCTGAGCCTCCTGCACCTATTAATGAACCAAGCAAACCACCGCTATTAGCAGCTTGCGCTGCAGCTATATCACTCTGTCCTTTAAATATATCACTCCTTAACCCAAATATTTGTTGCGGTGTTACGTTCTGTACTAAACCCCCAGGACTGACATTAGGGGAAACTACATTAGCTGCAGGTATTGCTGCCAAACCTGCCGAACTTAATGCAAGATTGAGTCTCTGTTGTTTTAGTGCATTACGTAAATCAGTAAGACCCCTTACCTCCTCTAATGCTCCAAACCCACTTTCACCCAACCCACGTACACTCGTCGCTGCTCGTGATTGACGTTGAAACTGCGCCTCTTCACTTGGCGATAATACTTCATCAATGGGGCGTTGAAGTTCAGATTGTAGTAATCGCTGCGCTGTTTCTTGAGTAGCAAACTTCTCAGGGTTAAACGCCCGTTGTGCTTCTCTTGCAGCTGCACCAAATCCAGGGGCAAACTGCTCTTGTAAGCCAAGTTGCTCTTGTACAAATTGTCCACCAAACTGCTTTACAAGGTCAAGTTCAGTCTGTGTAAACTGCGGGCCAAACTCTTGTTGTGCTTTTAAGATTTCCGGTAACGCATCTATTTGCGCTTGTATAGATTCTTTCGCTACATCAGAAGGGTCTGGTACTGATGGTTGAGTAGGTTTGCTTCCTCCACCCATAATATTATCTCCTTTTAATCAATTTAATATTGTCACCATATCTATGTATATTACAAATACTTTTACGGTCATTATACTTTCGCCTTGACCAGTATAGATACCTGGCTTTTGGAAACCGTGGTATAATGCCCTGTATGAACTCGTTTAAAATTCCGTTACGTTGATAATCTTTATGTATCCAAAAATCATTAACCCAAAGGTAATCACCGTCTTTGCAGAACCGTGTCTTGTTATCTAACTCGTTATATTCAAGCCAAGCTATTACTTTCCCGTTACTATCTTTCTTAACTTCTACCATACTATGGAGTTACATCTTCGCTTTAAAAACCAATTCTTAAACGAAACATTATTACGGAGTTAGAACTGCAATATCGTTCAAGAATGTCTGCTTTATATTCCTCGCCCGAACAATCTGTTCCTGCACACTCGTTAGTTTATTATTTATAGTCTCAACTTTATCCGTGCCAATATCTATAATATTAGCTTTCTTTTCCTGTAAATCAACTTTTTTCTCGTTAAGTTCGGTTATTCTGTTATTTAATTGTTCTATTCGTTGACGTAAGATTTCAATAGTTTCTTGTGACATATTATGCTCCTAATGGGTTAAAGTAAACTGATATTGCCGATTGACCGCTTACAACTATTTTCCAGTAATCACCTCTTAAGACGGGAAAACTTATACCGTATTTATCACCAGAGGCTATATGTGAAGAAGAAATTACCACTTGGTTTAAAATAGTAGTCGGGTCAGCAGCACTATCGGAATACCCTACAAAACTAAACGCTCCACCGTCACCCGTAGCATGGGCAGTAACAAACCCAGCTGTTGCAGCTTGTTGAGCACCGTAACTTGCACTTTTATCTGATTGTGTTCCAAACGTATCAGACCACGAACTATCAGTACCGTCACTACTTAATACTTGTCCTGCACTTCCTTTCGCAACCCTTATCCAATTAGAACCGTCAAACTGGAGTAAATCTCCATCTGCTTCATTTGTAATTGTCAGGTCGGTAACGGTCATAGCACCCGTATTAGCAACACTCACATCACCACTTGGCGTTACACTTACGGCCACATTNCTTCCGTTCCCTACCAGTATATTCCCGTCAGTTAAAGCTGCCAGTTTGCTATACGCTATAGCCGCACTTGCGTTTATATCGCTATTTAAGATACTACCGCCAAGTGATAATTTTGTATACGCAATAGCCGCCCCTGCTTTTACATTACTGTTATCAATACTGCCATTAAATTCATTAAGTAATGGTAATACAAGATTATTAACTTGCGAAGCCTGTACGTCTTGTTCACCAGTTATCAATTCGGTTATACTTACATTTCCCATAGATTATCCCTTCACTTTAGCATACAACGTATATTCATTTATCTTTACTGATTTATTATATTGGTTATGTATAAAACGGATTTTTATTGACCGAGAACGACCAAGTTTCTTGGGGTTAAAAAATCCTATATCTTTCTTTGTACCACCTGCGAAACTTATAGGAAAATCTACGGGGAAATCAACACCTGACCCTTGGCTTACATCGTAGTTTCCTATATCACGAAATTCAGTTGTGTCGCCAGAAGCACTAATATTTACTTGTGTACTGTTTGTAGATTCCGCTACTACGTGCAATGGATACCAAATTGCTTTTTGTACACCGTCTGCGAAATGTTCAATCGTGTCAAGTTTCATTTCAATCGTAGCACCGTTGTCGGTGTTGCCACTGAAACATTTATAAACGGTGGAAAAGTTCCTGTTATCGCCCATCAGTAACGTGGTCTTATTATCGCTAAATTCAAATGTCTGAAAAACCGAAGGTTGCCACGTATCTGTAGGAATAACGGTCCACCCAGAGTTAAGATTCCCTGTGTTTTTCGTAGCTATCCTGTCCCAGATAAGTATATAATTAGGTTGAGTAGCGCTATCGATAGGAACCGCAAGTACGTACTTGTTATCTACAAACCCCGCACATGCCGTATCTATCGCATCTTTATTAATGCGTAAAATAATATCGTTTACAGGCTCACTAACAATCCCGTTTCTGATAGTGTCGAACTCCGTTCGAGTCAGTAACCGAACACCGTCATCGGATAAGAAAATATGTTCGTTGCCCAAATTAATAACGCTTCTGCCCGCTTTACACCCGATATTGGGATTAACAACCGTTAGTGTCCAATCCGTAAGAGGTGTCGACCCGAAAGTGTTAGATAACATGAAAATGCTATCTTCTTTATAAATAATAAGTTCGTCCTGTCGGAACTGTTTTAACGCTTTTATCGCACCGCCGCCCCCGCTGCGTACTTTAAAAACATTCACGTTACGGTCAAACGTCTGCGGGTCAAGNCTGTCACTAAACCAAACGTAATCACGTTCTGCTATAGTTTTTGACCCTGACAGAAATAACCTGTTGTTCGGCATATATTCCCCGACAGTTGTACGAGGCGGGTCAGCGTTGGTATTACCTTCGTCCGTAATGTTTTCACCACTGTCCATAGTATGTACGTTTTCAGTACCATTTAAAATGAACAATATATCTTTTGCCTGAACGAAGTTCGTAACTAAATCGGCTGTAAATCCCGTATCTATATCAGTCCAATCTTTAAAGTCGTCATCTAATCTCTGTAAACTCGTATTAACTATTCTGTATACTCTATCTACTGTCGTCCCTACTTCGTACCGAGTTAAGCCGTAAATTCTATCAACTGCGATTTGAGCAGCATTGAAATTCCCGTCGTAAATCTGTAACATATCAATATAACCATCGAAAGAACGGTTAGGATTGCTGCGGTTTCCTATATAAAGGTCATTGCCCGAATCATCTTCTACACTACCTACTCCCGCAGTATCTGTCCCATAAGACGCAATTGCACCGTTAATATATATATCACCACTTTTATCCGTATGATAAACCGCATCTATTTTTGTCCACGTATTTATAGGAATTGTAGTGGAGGTAATAACGTCCATATCTGTGGTAGCATGAAGAACTACAAAACGTAGCTTTACTGTATCTGCCACTTCGTTCTGCACGTTTAATGAATATCCACCTTGGGTAACTACACTTTCTAATTTGTCTACTATACGACCAACATTATTCTCTCCGTCAGATTTAACGTAAATCCAACAGCTAATCCGGAAAGGCCCCATTGAATTAACGTCAATAGAAGAATCTTGGGAGACAACTATACTAGAAGTCGTCCCGTTAAAACTAGCGGCCTTCCCGAATTGTCCGTCAACGTAGGTAATACTAGTATCAGTTCCGTCATTACTGCCTTTACTATCATCACTCGTCCCGTCATCAAACCGCCATTCTGAAATCAACGTATCGGGATTCTCACCTGTCCGAGTTAACCCTTTCCTTTGGGCACATTTCCCAAGGTCAGTAATCGTCCCATTTTCAATCAATGATGCAAACCCTGGCGTTAAGACTCCAGGTTCAGCAGCACTGTTCTGCCCGAGATTAAACGTCTGGACACGTACTTTCTGTTTGTTATTAGTTCTTATACTCATCTAATCTCCTATCAATCTAAAAGTACTGGTCGNCCGTAATCATCAACAAGAGCAAACTGGTTNNGTTGAGGAATAAACTGTTCAATTTGGTAAGGNTTCTGCAAAGAAGACCATAATTCTTCAACCAATCCTGTGAACTTGTTCTCTGCGATATTAGCTTCATTTTCACTTCCGTCTTCATGTAATGCGTCGGCGTATCCGCCCATAATAAGTGCGTCGCCACAATCTATAAGCGGCATATCATTATCATTTACTAACGGTCGCAGACGTTTTTTATACCAGATTTTCCACGTAGGTTGAGTACCGCTTGCTTTAGGTGTCGGGCTGACTTCAATCCATTTATACTGGGTAGTTAAATCAAATGTACTGATTTTTGTAAGTACGGTACTACTTGTCGTTCCTGTTACGGTAACTACACCGTTAAGTTGAGGAACAGTACCGTCAGATGTTCCTATACTTATCTGCAATTTCTGGCTGGCGTCCCACGTTGTATTAGAATCGACTGAAGTCATACCGGTAATAGCTTTACTTTCCTGTACGGTTATACTTCCGCTTTCTCCTATAATCTGTACTTCGAGAGGCGAAACATCAGAAGCGCTATCAGAAACAATACTTACTTTTTCGGCCGTACTGCCCGTATTTGCTTTAACCGTAAACTCACCCATTTCAAAGAACCGCACGGGGTCGTCCGTCTGGATATTTCCCGTCTGTTCAAGAAACATGGCGTTACGGCGTAAATGCTGGTCGACGGTCGTATGTTTTACGGGTATCCCGTTTGTAGAATCGAATGTAGATATGATTTGCCCGATATCGTTGCTTAAAGCGTAAGTCTTTTGCGAAGCGACGATAGATAAGGTCGTAGACCGTATAAGTTGCTCCCACGGTTTATTTTGTAAGATGCGTTGGTATCGCTCATTAATCCACACTTTTATTTTTGGCAAGATATCGTCTGCATTTGACGTTGACGTATCGGAATTAAGAATCCGCTGCCCTATCCGT